TACGCTGTTCTTTTTATGCTTTTGCTAGTTTTCATTTTTGGAACGATACGAAAAATGGTAAAACTAGCCCTAACAATGCTACTGAACAAACAACGGCAGAAGCCCAGTAGCAATACTACCGAAAGACAGGTTTGGCGGGCAAGTCCCCCTTCCTTGAAAGAGGTGTCGCGTTCCACGCGGAATCCTCCCTTAGTAAGTAGTAAAACGAAGCGTCAGGAGTATGGAATTTACTAGAGTGCTAATCCGATGAGGCAATGGCACTACTGTTCGCTGAAGCGTCGGGAGTGAGAACTACCACAATGTCCACCTGTGAACACAGTAGGATGAACGGCTCACTAGCGTTTGCAAGATAACAAACCAATTATATGGTAGCAACTTGCAACGACTGCTCGCTTCCTCTGTTCGATTGAGCCACTGGTCGACAGCAGTATTGATGATGGCAGGTAATTGACGCGTAGATTACGACCTTGACAATCACGCAAGTTGATAGTAAGCTACGAAACTATCCGTTTTGAGAGGTCTAAGCGTGAAAACTTCTCGTATATGGTGGCAGTCAGCATTGCTGGCCAGGCTGTAGAGTTGCAACTCTATGTAGCCTATGAGTGGCGAGGGCAGGATAAAAAACCATTAGTGGTGGAGTCACCTGCCTCCCCTTGAAACCATAATAAACCTCACGAACTGAAAAGCGAAGTAAACTGCGACAGGCTCAAACCTGCACAATGTTCGGCACTGGAATCAGCTATCGCACTCCGATTGCAGTTGAAAAGTGAAGTAGGAAATCGACTTGGCTAGATAAGTCGTCAGAGTGGCAGAACGCTGTAAAGGTTGCTCGGCTGAATTCCCATGGGCAGTAGGCCGTCTACTTTCGAGTAGTATGAACTAGGCACTCATTCGAGTGCCTTTTCTATTTCTAAGATCGACAAAAATAGTTCTTGACTGACATCAAAATTCGAAGTATAATATATGTATGAAAAATAAAGATATAAACCAAATGGATTTGCATGAGGCTATCTCTTACTTAGAGAAACAGCACAACTGTGTAATCTATGGCGTACTTGAAATGCAAGGCTTAGAAGAAGATTTATCACACCACGATTTAGGAGTGCGAAGTCTAAGTAAAGTTTCTAGGCAAGAATGGAAAGACGCTATGGAGTATGCTTTTGACTCAAATGAGAGTGCGCTTTCTGATGAGTATGGACAGTTAGTAGACTTAGTCGCTGACTATCTAATAGAGAATCACATAGCGAATCCACTTAACACATTAGGAGGATATAGCAGTGGCAAATCGACATCTTAAAACATACGGGCCTGGCTTTACTTGGAATGGTAAAACTATTGTAGACCTGTATTACGCTGACGGAAGTAGACCTACTACCTCAGCAGGATTTAATGAAGAAGGTCAGCCAGTAGGTATTCCCTACGGCAAGAACGAGAGATTGCGTATTCTTTGGTCAGATGGAAGCGAGACTGATAGTAGTGTCATTCCGACAGATCAAAATAGAGAACGCATCATGCAAGGCAAACAACCTGTCGTAAACTACGAGGAGGGTTGGTAATGCCAGAGTGCAGAAAATGTGGTAATTTGGTAAGCCCAGCTAGGGTTAAGTTAGTGGGCAAACTATGTTTGGAGTGTGGAGACGAAGTAGCAAATCTACTTACCGAACAACGCAAACAGCAGTGCGCCCCTATCTTTAACAAAGGTGGCTATCAGTATATAACCAAAATGGATTTAAAAGATTTAGGCAAATAAGGAGAAAAGTATGGCTAATCATGTATATTTCAATGTTACAGTAGATGGTAACAAGGAATGTTTAAAAGGCTTCAGTTCTGCTATGGAAATGACAAGTGTCAAGCGAAAGAACTGGACAGGTGAGGGAACTTATGTAGCGCGTGAATTACTTGATATTGACAAGTTAAAGTTCATGCCAGAGGGAACTTACGACAAAGACGGCTACCTCGAGGATAGCTGGAACTACTATGTAAATAATGTAGGCGCAAAGTGGTGTAATGTAGAAGAAGTGGAAGAAGATTACTTTAGTGGTTATTCTGCTTGGTCTGCTCCAATACAATTTGTGGTCTATCTGCATGAGTATTTATACGATCATCACGATAAAAACCATAGTATTAAAATGACCTATGAAGATGAGTTTAGAAACTTTATTGGAGTAGCTCACTTTCACGATGCTAACTATGATTGGGAAGAAATCGATAGTGCTGAATTGATGGAAGAACTAAGAAAGGTATTCGGTGATGTAGTAGATAATGAAGATTTTTGGGACGGCGAATACGAACAAGGCGACCCAAGTGAAGAAATGGACAATATAGTCTGGGAATGGTTCGAAAACAACTAGGAGAAGAATGGCAATAAAATTTAAAAAAGACGATAAGAGAATGATTAGAGGCACAAAGAAAGTGCAGATTACTAAGCATTACATTAAGCAGACTCCACTAGAGGAGCTGATGAAGTATATTAACAATGACAACGGCAAGCCTAAAGTAAAGCAGAAGTGCAGAAACGAAGTGGTAAGACGAGGTTACAAAATTGTAAAGGTGGCTGTGTAATGAAAGATTATGACGAGAGTTTTGAATTATTCATTGGCTGGATTATTCTGGCAACATGGCTACTCTTACTTATAGGGAGTTAAAATGAGAAAAGCGACAACAAGTACAGGACATACGCCCACTAAAAAGGGAACAAGTATAGGTAGAAGGCCAAAAAGTATGGCTACTATGAACAAACATAAGAAGCGTAGCTTCAAAAGAAGTAGAGGACAAGGCTAATGAAAGAAATAACGCTAGAGAAAGTAATGCTAACGCAGGTCGAGTATCAAGATTTACTTCGCTCAGTAGAAAAACTAGCGAAGATTGGTGTAACGCTGGATTACACTGTAAGTAAACCAACACACAAGCGAGTAGGAGTCAAATTCAACCAGCAGTATGACTTTGAAAAACTTGCTAAACTAATAGGAGAATAATGGAAAGTTTAAAATTTATTAAATACACAGACGCTCAACTAGCAGAGATGAAAGACGATCAGACACCTGATGGTAAAATAGCTAGAAAAGAGATACGCAGACGAGAAATGATCGGTTACTGTGATGGCACAGCTATCAATAGAGGAACTGACGCTTTGGGTAATCCAAAAGCAAACCCATACGCAAGATGACTGAGTATAAAAACGAAGTAGAAAAACAAAGGTTACTGCTAGAGTATGAAGAATGGGCAGATAAGATCAACCATATTTATGTGGAGTTCGGAGTATGCTTTCGATACTACAACTCTGGCAGAGTAACCAAAGATGGTGTAGAGATAGAACCAGCTAGACCATACGAAGAAAGTATAAGAAAAATGGAGCAAGAAAAATATGAATTATACGGAAGATGATACAGCTAACATAGTTCAGCAATACATGGACAATCCAACTAGAGAAACTGTGAACAGATTGGCAGAAGTATATAATAAAAGTGCTAGATCGATCATAGGAAAACTAGCGAAAGAAGGAGTTTATAGACGAGTAGAATATCGAACTAAGACAGGCGAAGTACCAGTAACAAAACTAGAGCTTGTTGAGGATATTCAATCCCAGCTGGGTTGCGAAGCCCTAACTGGGTTAGAGAAAGCTCCAAAGGAAACTCTAAAGATACTAAAAGACAGTATAGAAACTATGTCCTGAAGGCTGAGAAATTAAGTACAAATTAGACCCGATTTAGTTCGGGTTTTTTTGTGTCTTAAAAATTTTCGGTTCGGCGAAAGTTGATCTTTTTAAGGGCGAATTTTTAGTAATTAGTAGAAATTGTAGATTATTCTTTAGATAAGTCGTGTTTTATACAACTTAAGTGATTAACACAATCAAAGACTGTGTTTCTTCCCAGATAGGGATAAGACCAAACACCCCAGCTCCTACGCTTATGCTTCGTAGCTGTGGATTGTTACCCAATCCTGTTTAGGGAAAACCAGTCTGGTTGGTGGTTTGGTTTGGTCATCTTATAAATTAGATATAAATATTATACCACAATTTTCGGCATAAGTAAAGGTTTATTTTTCGAAGGTCATGGAT